AAAAGGGTCATAGGAGCGAGTTCTTTCCATTTTGAACCATCAGGCGCAAGCCCCGCGTTGTGGCGATCACGGTTCACGCGCAGCAGGGATTCGCCGATGCTGCCGAGCAGCATTTCTGGATGTGCAATTTCATGGCGCGCAGCTGCAAGGACGCGCTGCAAATGAACTGCTTGAAATTCCATCTCGAAGAGCATATAGTTTCTCCCGTGGTGAGGTCAGACTGCGTTTCGGCGCTACTGCACAGTATCCGATCCACAGCAGACGCGGCTCCTAAAAAGGCCGCGTTTACTTTTTGTATACCAGTTTGCCATCGCGCTGCTTATCAAAGTATGCCTCCCGTAGCGCCTCGTTTTTCTGGCTTGCCATGAATGTTGTCGAGCCTGTCCAGCCGGTTCGGCCCCATTCAAAAACGCAGACTGCAAATTCTCCGGTTCCCTCGACATCAAAAGCCTTTAAATAGCGACGCTTCAAGCGCCAGCGGCCTTTTTCTTTAGAATCCTGAACCCATGCCCACCATATCTCATCAGGCTCGATCAGCGTCATAGCCAGTAAATTCACATAGCGCAGCCGGTCGGCCTTATCAGGTTTGGCCAACCATTTGAACTCACCGGCTCCATCCTGGAATAGCGCCTTGGTGATCGCCACGGCCACGCCTGATGCATCCGTGAACGCCACACCTTGCTCCATACTTGCGCCGAATATGTCGAGAAAATCCGCCGCTGCCACTTCCGGCGCGGTGTGGGCTGGAAGAATCACATCAGCGGGAATCTTGGTTGGATTGGGGCGCGGCGGCGGAGTGAAGCTGGTCGGCCACGGCTTCCCACGCTCTTTAAGTACAGCGTCGTAGCCTTGCAGCGGCGGCACGGTGTGCGGCTCAAGCCATGCCTTGCCGGGGTTGTAGGCGAAGCCGGGATCAATACCCTTCGGAACACGTACGGTGCGAGGGTTGCTGCCGAGCTTTCCGACCACGCGGTCTTCCCACTCAATTGGCGGAGCCGTATCCGGGCCGGTTTTTCCGGATTTATCCCACTCCTGCTTTGCCTCGAACCGCGAAAGCGAATCGACCCGGCACTTGCAGCCCCAACCATTCTGAGGCATGTGGGTATTCCACCAAGCATCATCAGCGGGCAGGATCAGGCCATCCCAAGCCTTGTGTGTCAGCCGTGGATGCTCGATGCTGGTATGCCGGTACTGCCAATAAGGCCGAAACTCTTTGAGCGCAACCATCTGCTTGTAGCGCCCGGCGTTGTAGGCTTGCGTTATGTTTGTGTCATAAATGACACGGCTGCGCCAGCCGGGTGTGCCGTTATGCGCCCAGCCGTGCTTGGCTACGATCTCATCGAAGCGGGTGCGGAATTCGTCGTAGCCGCCGCCTTCCCATTTGGCCTTTTGAATCGCGTTGTAGAAGTCTTCGACCAAAGCATCGTGAGACGCTCCGGCCACCACAAAGGCATGGCTGTGCTGTTCCTGCCAAATGTCCGTCCAGCCGGACGTTGGCAGCTTGATTTTGTTGCGATAGAAGTCAATCGCCTGGCTGAATTGAAACTCGGCCATTATTCACCGCCATCCACATCCGCCCGCCCGGCCAAATGAGCAGCAGCCGTGCCTTGCGCGATAGATTCCGCCCAGGCTTTATCAACCGATGCACTCAATGCTTCGATGTTGGCCAGCGCATCCTCGAAGCTGCCGGCCTCGGCCACGGCAGCGGCGATATGTTGAAATAAGGCCTGCTCGTGCGGCGCGCACAGTTCTGCGAGTTGTGTGGCGTAAGCATCGGTTACATCGCCATCCTTGACCTGTTTCACCAGCGCGGCCAGCCGTACCAGCGCCGTATCGGCAGTGGTCGGCTTGTCGGCCTTGGTGCCAGGCGCAAGCAGCAGCTTCGCGCCTTTTTCCGCGCGCGGGATTTGCGTCACCTTGTGGGCATACTCCACGTCGATCTCCATGCCCATCGCCGCGCCATCGTTGAGCACCTTGACCATCTTTCCTTGGTCTACCGACTCTTCGGTGTCGTAGCGGAATACCGGCATGCGGTCTTCCGCGAACATACCGTTGATCAGCGCAATCGGGCGCACCAACTGGTTGTTCATGGTCGGCGCGATCTGGCGCACGTCGTGCAGCAGGATTTCGCGGCGTACTTTGTCGTAGATCATGATGCGCGCTTCGGACTTGGTTTTGCCGTCCAGTTCGCCGCCCAGGATCGCCTGCGATTGCTTTTCTTCCCAGTACGCCGTCGCGTTCAGGAAATCATCGACCTTGCCCGCTTGCGCCTGGATGAAGTCGATGGACATGGTGCTGGGCACCACGCCCGCGCCATCGTTGCCGATGTTGCGCACCGCGCGCAGAAGCTGGTCGCGCTGCTCTTTACCGATGCCAGCAGGATATTTGCCCAGACGAAGCGGCAGGCCGTACACCTCAAGGAAGCGTTGCATGTCGCGGATGTTGTAAGCCTTGTAGGCATACGTCCAGGCCAGCACGCGGAATAATGCCGACTGCTCGATGTAACCGGACTTCGCGCGGTGTTCGTGCACCACCCAGCCACCCTCACGCAGCGGCTCCGGCATACCCATTTTCACGTACATCAGCGCGCCGGTATTGCGGTCTGTCTGAAACATGCGCTGCGGCACGAAATTAAGCGCACGCGGCACCCACTCACTACCCGTTTTCCAGTCGATTTCCAACGCAGTTAAGCCTTTGCCGATGGCATCGGTCAGGTCGTATTGCGCATCCTCGAACCGGGGGATTTTGATGAGCATGTCGGAAAGTTCTTTCGTCCTGTCCAGCTCGGACTGGTTAGCATCCTCCAGCGGGTGCAGTTGCCAGCCCAGCCCGGTCACGGCACGGCGGCGCATGGCTAGCTTGGAAAAGATGTGCGGGTCTTGCTCTTCGACCAGCTCGTACAGCTCGGCCTGCTGGGTGATGAAGCCCTGATCGGCGGCGGCAAAGGCACTGGCCAGCCGCGAAGGATCGAGGGTAGTCACCGACAGATAGTTAAGATCACCGCTCGACCCTGATCGTGCGCCATCGGCCTGTAGTTTATTCAAACCCACAAATTTAGCCGCCTTTGAGAGAGCGGCGCTAACCCGGTTTTTAATCATCATCGTCCCAATCATCGTTATTGCTACTACTGCTACGGCGGCTGGTGCTGCGCGATTGACTGCGCGAACGTGCCGCCGAGGTGTATTCCCATTCGCCGCCGAACTCGAAGGCCAGCGTTTTGAGCATTTCCAGCGCATCCGGGCCGTCATCGTGATCGGCCTCCGGGTAGAACATCAACTGCTCATTCAGCGTGGTGTGGTTGCGGTGCGATCGGATCAAGCCGTTGGCGACATGGGGCTGCGTGCTCATGATGCGCAGGTTCTTGTCGGTCGATGGGCTGACCGGCACACCGGGGAACGCGATACCGCGTAGCGCCGCCCGCTTGATGATCTCCGTGTACAGGAACGCCTGAAACTGGATCGTCTCGATTCCCCAGGCCACACAGGCATATTCGGCTTGCAGGTCGATCAGGCGAGTGATGATGAGATCGGGGACGCGGCGGCAGATATCCGCCTCAACCACATCCAGCACCATCGTCTTGCGGTTGAGACCGCCGACCAGAATGGCCGAAGGGTCGCGAGCCGTGCCCTGCTTGCCCAATGATGGGTCGCAAGCCCCAAAAAATACCCAATCTGAAAGATGGTTGACCCAGAACTGCAACCCCTTGAACGGTGCATCTTCGTCGTTACCCGCCTCGTACTGATATTCCTGGTTGAACGATTCGTGGTTGGTGGCACGGATACACATCAGGCGATA